TCAGTTTGTGCCTGCGGCCTGGTCGGCGAGTTGTCCGGCAGCCTCGACGCCGGGCGGGGCATAGACCAAGACGCCAGCCGGCGAGTAGAACGCGCCGCGACATAGGATAAATCCGGGGCCGACCGGCAGGATTGTGCCGTCCGCCGCCTCGCCGTTCACGTAGTAGGAAGACATAGGGCCACCGGCCGGCGCCAGCGGCGACGGCGGCGCGTCGACCGGCCAGACTTCGACGTTTGCAACGGTCTCGACGGACGAGCCGACGTTCAGAACTTTAATCCATCGGTGCGCGGTCATCGCTCAATAGCTCCGGTTGTGTTGGTCAGATCAGGTGAATTGCACATAGGCACAGCCGTAACCGGATGACTGAGGAAGCCCGTTGGCGTAGGCGCCACCACCACCGCCCCCGCACGCACCGTCAGCCGAGGAGTTGATCCACGAGTTCTGGGCGTAGGAGACGCCTTGGTTTCCAGGCCCTCGCACGCCAGCATCAGGCGGGTTGCCAACTTGCACGGTCGGACTTAGCGACGCGTTGACCACAAAACCGCCGAACGCGCCGATACCACCTCCGCCGGCCGGAAATGCGTTATGTGATGCAGTATTCCCGTTGGCGCCGTTGCCACCGGCACCGAATTCCAAACCGCCAGCGGCACCGCCCCCGCCACCATCGTAACCGCTGCCCCCCGCCGACCCGGTCTTGCCCGTATTGTTGACCTGGCCCCCGGTCGCTGGCACGCCAACCGCGCCGGCGCTACTGGTCGGCGATGTCCCCCCCGGCCCGGTCAACGTCAAACCAGCGGCCGGCCAGGAAATCGTCGTTGTACCACCGGCCGCGCCAGGCGCCCCCGCGGCCCCGACCGTCCAACTGATCGTGGTCCCCCATAGGTCGGGCGTGACGTCATAAACGCCGGAGGCATTTGAACCACCAGACGCGCCGCCGCTGCTGAGGTTCACGCCGTTCCGAGGGCCGCCACCACCTCCGACGCTCATCAATCTGACCTTGCGAGCCCCAACGGGTACGGTCGTAGACCCGCTAAGCGTGGCGATTGTCGTTGTCGGAGCGATAGCTGAAGAGGCGACGCGGACGCCGTTCACCGGCCCGGACCGCCGTCGCGTGGCGCGCAGACCTACATTGTTCGGCATCGCCTAGAACTCCGTCACCGAGACCCAGGCGTACAGCTTGTTGGCCGTCGGGCAGCTCCCCGAAATCGTCACGCCCGCCCCCAGGATGACGGGCGGCAGCACTTGGTACGGCCCCGCCAGCTTCTCGACCTTGATGACGCCGATCGTTACGCCGCCCTCGATCAGCGACAGGTTGTAGTCGTTCGCCGCGTCGCTGTTCATGACCACGATCGACAGCTCGGTTTTGACCGAGGCGCGGGCCGTATGCAGGGTGGTTGCCGCCGTCCCGATCGCGATCGGCGCACCACTAGCGGACACGGACGGAAATGCGAGGTTCGGCATTCAACGCTCCCCTTAGATGAACGCCCGCGACCACAGGACCTGGTCGGTCGATGGCGCGGCCGCCTGGTCGATGGACAGGCGTAGTTGTTCGTCACCGCCTGGGTTGATGGTCGTCTTCACCAGCGGCGAAAGAACCGTGAGTGCGCTGTTGAGGACCGAGGGCGTGGTATCGGCCGCAGTTACCTTCACGCCGCCGACCGCTGCGAGGGCAGCGGCAGCGCTGTTTGCCGCGTTGGTCGCGCTGACGCCCGCCGCGGTCTCCGAGGCGCCGGCCGCCAGGGCGCTGGCGGCTGCTTGCCCGGCCTTGGTGATCGCGGTCCCGGCCGAGGTCACCGCCGTGTCCCGCGCGGCCTCGGCGGCGGCTTTCGCGGCCTGGGCATCCGTCTTTGCGGTCACGGTTTGCGAGAGCATGTCGATCTGCGCGACGGTGCTGCCGGCGACGGCCGCGACGACGACGTCCGCATGCGGCCCGGCCGGGCCGTTGGCGCTGACGATGTCGTAGGCCAGAACGCCCGAGACGGGATCGTAGGACAGCCGGCGAGCGACCGCCCAGCCGACCGAGGTGGTCGAGCGGGTCAGGATGACGAAGGGCGAGGGACTGAATAACTCGCGCTGGTCACCGGCGGCCACGACGAGCGCCCCGGCGCCGACAGTGAACGATACGCCCGGCGCCGCCTCGGCCGAGGCGATGAGGAAGCCGAGCGAAGCGAGTGCCTGGACACGCTCGTAGGCCGGCACCAGCACATCGTTGATTCTGCCGAGACCGACCGTGATGAGGTCACGGGTAGCGGCCAGCCAATCACGCTCGATCGATTCCTGCCGGCGCAGGCGCTGATCAATGTCCCCGAAAATCCCGTTCAGAACCGTCGAGGAAAGATCCGTGACGCCGTCCTTGAAGCGGTATTTCTCGGGCAGGTCAGCCATGACGCTCGACCAGCTCGACGGCGTCCCGGTGTTCCTCGACCAGGTGGCCGCGCAACTCGATCTCCTGACCCGGCCAAAGCTTGGTGCCGATGATCTCCACAGGCTGGGTCACGAGGACGCGGTAAAGCGCATTGGGGTCGATGGCGGTACTGGTCATGGTGTCCTCAGAGGGCTGCGTCGGTGCGGCGAAGACAGTAGGTCGGCGTCCCGACCCCGGTGCGGGTCAGGGCCGTCTTGATGCGGTAGGTGGTCAGGCCAGGGCTGGGCGCGAACTTGAACGTCTTGCGCGTGACGTTGGCGTTGATCGCCTCGGTCGTGACCAGCGAGGCCGTTACCTCGGTCGTGTCGGCCTTGCGCAGGGTGACGGTCGCGCCATGCCGGGCCGCGTCGAATCGGACAAGGTCGAGGATGACGCGGATATCGGTGGACGCCGTCGCCAGCGTCCGCGCGGCCGAATAGTGGGTGAGATTGAGGGCCGGCCTGGATGCGGTGATCACGTCCTCACCTTCCCAGACCGCCGGGGCGAGGTCGCGGCTGCCGAGGAAGACGGCGCGCAACTGGACCACCGGCGGCAGCGGCGAGGGCAAGTCGGGCGAGCCCAGCAGATACCAGCGGCCCGCGGTGAACACTTCCAAGGCGAGTTCGCAACCATCGGGCACGAGGCGGCGGACATCGGCGGCGATATCCACGACGCCGCCGGCCAGGTCGATCGGCATCAGCGCGACTTCGGTCCGCGGCGTCGTGAAGGCAGCGCCATAGAGGTCGAAGAACAGGTCGCGGGTCAGATCGCCCGTTACGTAGGCGCCATCGGAACCGGTGAAGAGGGTCCCGTCGCTGAATGCGTTCCCGCCGACGACGCCGAGGCGGTGATCGCCCTGGGTGATTACAACGAGGGCGTAGCGCCGGCCGGCGTCGAGCATCACCGGCTCCAGCGGGAACGGGGTCTTGTCCGGCGCCCGCTTCAGAGCCGCCTGCGCGACAGTCGTTCGGGTCAGCACCCGGGCGAGGTCGGGCTTGCCGTTGCTGGTCTCGACCACCAGCAGGACCACGTCCCCCGTCGCGCCGACCTGAGTGAAGGACAGGGCGACCCGGGTGGCCCACATGCTGCTCGGTGCAACGAAGGTCTGCGCGACCAACATGCCGTTGAAGTTCGTTGTGGTCGCGACCTGCTCGTAACGCGTGACCGGCACATACTCGATATAGCTTTCCGTGCCGGCGTAGTGGGGGATCGAGCCAAACGTGCCGTCGGCATTGGCCACCGTCTCGTACCAATAGCCCGCCCGGTAGCGGGTTTGGGCTTCCACCACGGTGATGGCGCGGGTGGTCCAGGTTGCGACCTGCAGGGCCGAGGCCGACATGTCGCTGTTGGCCACGCCCGACGTCAGCCGCAGAACCTCATCGTACTTGGGCAGAATCAACCCCGCGGCCGAGCGCTTGACCGAGGCATCGTTCGGGTTGAACAGGGCCAGATCGAACGTACCGGCGGCTGCAGGCGGAAACAGCAAGCCGCGATCGACCAGGGCGTTCGCGCCGGTGAGGCCGGTGTCGGTCAGGCTGTTGCTGCTGAAATCGTCGGTTTCCGAGGACATCGCGCCGGCCGGCAGCTTCAGCTTGCGTTCGGCATCGGCCAGGCGGATCGAGAGATCGGCAACCAGCTCGATACCGGCCTTGCCGGCGGTAGCATCGGCCAGGGCGAGCTGCTGGGTGGTGAGGGTATCGACGCGAGGCGAGATCGAGGCGCGCCAGGCCCGCAGATCATCGACCCCCTGGGCCGCGGCGGCGACGGTCGGCAAGCGGGTCTGCCCTTCCTGCTCGATCAGCGCCACGCCCGCCGGCGTAAGGGTCACGACGGCGAGCAACAGGGCAGTGGGCGGCACGGCCGGGGTCGGCGGGTCGGCGGCCTCGCTGCCGGCGATGTCGCCGATCTGGGCCTGGCGCAGGGCGGTCAGCGCGACCGAGCGGGGTTCGGTGGCGCCCGTGTTGACGTCGACCAGGAAATCGCGGGGCTCGATATCGGTTTCGAAGTCCTGGCCCCAAACGACGATGGCCAGCTTGCGCTTGGCCACGGCGGGCAGGCGCGCGAGCAACGTCATGGTGGTGGCGGCCTCGGCGACATAGGCGAGGCCGGCCGAGTAGAAGCGGCCGGGCGAGATCGAGATCTCGGTGGCGCTGTTCTGCGTGACCACGAAGCCCGAGTAGCCCCGCCCGTCGGTCACCGCGTCCGCCAGAGCGGTCGTGAGTGCCTCGTCACGATACTGCTGGAGACGGTTCAGATCCTCGAACGGCAGTTCCTGGCCGAGGCGGAAGATGCGCTGCTTCATGATGTTGCCTTCGTGGTGGCGCCGGCCTTGATCTCGCCGGCCTTGGCTTGCCCTGCCCGGATCGGGCGGCGGGTGGTGGTGGTCAACAGCAACCTGGCGCTGGCCGGGCGGCCGAGGTTGAGGATTTCGAGCAACTGGCGGCGGTCGGCCTGGCCCCGCTCGGCGCTGGTCGCAAAGCCTCCGACATATCGCTGGCGCGGCGGCATCGGTTGCCCGGCAACCTGGACCGTCAGCACCGCCTGCCGGGGCGGCAGGCCAAGCCGTCCATAGCCGCACCACAGGCGCAGGCCATTGCGTCGCGCGGCTGGCCGGCGCTGCGGGTCGTGCAGCCATAGCCGGTCGTAAAGTCGGTCACCGGCCGAGCTGAAGCCGAGAAACATCCGGCGCGGCGCGGCATCGAGAGCGGCGCCGTGGCCGATCGTTCCCCGGGTCGCGACCTGCTCGGGCACCACCGTCAGCGGTTCGAGCGACGGCCGAGCCTCGCGCAACGCCGCGCGATAGTCGGTCTCGGTGGCGTCGGCCCGGGTGGTGACGCGATAGATGCGCGTTGCCGCATCGCTGGCCCGAAGATGCAGCCCGGTGAGGAAACGGCCCGCAGCGGGCTGGCGCCCGATCGAGCCGGGCAAGCGCACCTCGGCCGACTGCTCGACCACTGCGCGCCGCTCGCTGGCCAGCAGCTCGACGGTGGTGAGCGCCGTCACCCGGCCGCGGTCGACCAGTTCGGCCCGGCGGCCGAGGCGGGCGGCAGCATCCGACAGGTGGCAGAACCGGCGGGCCAGCATGTCCCCGGCAAAGATGCGGCCGGCCCGCGTGCCACGCGTGCGGAAGCGATAGAGGCGCAGTTCGGGCATCAGCGCCCGGAAGGCCGCCAGCTCGGCGGCGGAGGGCGCCGTGCCGAGGAATTGCTTGAGCGGCGGTTCCTCGATCCTGAGAACCTCGGCGTCGACCAGGCCCGCCAGCCGCCGCAGACCGGCGGGTGAGCCGTACTGTTCGTGCAGCTCGTAGGAGGCGGCGACGCGGGCGCGCAACTCGGGCTCGGACAGCGGCCGGCGGGAGATCAGCGGCGCGTCCAGCCCGGCCGCCAGGTGCGGCAGCGCCGAGGGCACCACCTGGCTGAACCGCCAGACCAGCAGGCGGGTGAGATCGACGTCGTCGATCCGGTCGACCAGCCCGGCCAGCGCCAGCGATCGTTCGTCGCGGATCGATGCAGGCAGCAGTTCGGCGGTCGGGGTCATGGGGCCGCCTCGACCAGCGCGATGGCCGTGCAATCGGCCCATTGATGCGGTTCCAGGACCAGTTCGGCCGGACTGTCGAGGACGACACGATGGACGCCGGGAACAGACAAGGCGGCGATGAACTGGCTGGGCACCACCTCGCCCCCGAGCTGCCGGCGGAGACGGGCCGCCAGACCGGCCGCAGCGGCCTCGGCCTGAGCCATCACGGTGGCGGCCGACGCCCCGGCGACGAGGGTGATCCGGGCCGCGACGACGAAGGGCCGCGGGGTCGCGGCGCGCACCTCGACCACGTCCGTGACCATGCGATAGCGATCGTCGCCCAGCACCGCCAGCACGTCGGCCAGCAACCGGGCCGACGCCACGCCGCCATCGGCCAGCACATGGACACGCACGACGCCCGACCCGGGCTCGGGGGAAACGACGGCGACATCGGCGATCGACTGATCGACGCCCATGGCGAGTTCCCGGTACCGGGCCGGCGTCCCGACCGACGCGCGGTTGGTACCGGCCATGATCCGGGCGCGATAGCGATCGTCGTCCTCGGCATCGGCGCCGCCATAGCTTGTTGCCGTCGTCGCCACCTCGGCCACGCCGACGACGGCCGTTTGCAGGGCGGCGGCAGCGGCCACGAACCCATTCCCCGCCGCGCCGGTTTCAACGGCGGTGGCCAGCACCTCGGCTGACGTCGCCGAGGCGGCGATCGTCGCGTCCCGGTCGGTCGCGAACAGCCGGCCGCCGCCGATCTCGACCACCGTCCCGGCCGGGACGATGACAGCCCCGGCGACAGCGGTATCGCGGATGAACAGGATCCGGGTGATCGAGGCGCGGGCGGGAAGCCGGGCGACGCCGATGTTCGAACCGAGGTGATCGAGCATCACGCCGCGGGCATAGGTCACCAGGTTGAGCTTGGCCGCTTCCTGGACGGCGACGCGATAGAGGCTTTCACGGTAGGCGACAACGTCGATCAACAGCCGCTCGACCTGGGCCGGGTGCAGCGTCCGGCCGGTCGCGGCCTCGAAATCGGCCACCATCTCGGAAACGATGGCGCTGGGGTCGCGGGCGACGAAGTCGGGTTCGGCGAGCGTCACAGCGCCACCTCGGTGACCGACTGGACGCCGGCCCGCCGCCACACCACCGTCAGGACCGCGTGGCCCGGCTGTTCACCGGCCGAAGGGGTGATCCGCACCAGTTGCGCCCGCGGCTCCCAGGCTTCGATAGCACCCCAGGCTTCGCGCACCATGTGGGGCAGCGCCGTCGTGAGCGGCTGGTCGAGATAGCGCCAGACGTTCGACCCGAATTCGGGGCGCAGCGGATCGGCGCCCTTGGGCGTGCCCAGGATGATCCGGATGCACTGGCCGATATCCTCCGCGTCGGTCACGACGTCGCCGAACCGGCCCAAGGCCGGCTGCCAGTCCTGATCGGTGATGGAGGTCAAGGGCGTCATGGCGGGCAGCTTCGCCGCCCGGCGCCCCCCGCGATACTAAAGCGAATGAATAATCAGCCGGCGAAGACGTCGCCCGAGCCGGTCGCGGGATGGCCGCAGGATGCTTCGTCACCGGCGCGGCAGATGGGACGGCCGGCGGCGAACACCGTAGCGCTGGCGCCGACCATCACCGGCCCGCCATGCTCGCCCGGCCCATGCCCTTCGACCACGGCGCCGCGTACCGCGACCGGCGCGCCATCGACACGCACGGACGGGGCCAGGTTGCCGACGATGGTGCCACCGGCGGAATCGACACCGACGCGCGCGACCCCCGGCATCAGTTCAGATCGATCCGGCTGGCGATGAGCTGGATCTTTCCGGCCGCCCGGATCTCGACATCACCGGCGCAATCAACCGTCAGCTTGTGCCCCTTGCGGTCATACTCGATGACGGTGCCATCCTCGAACCGGCGGTGGAACTTGTCCGGGTCGGAGATCGGCGGGGGGTCGGCCGCGGAATAGATCGCGCAGAGAATCACCCCGGTCTCGGCCGCATCGTCGAGCAGCACGGCGACCTGCTCGCCGGGATCGGGCATCCAATAGTCCCGATCCTTGAGGCTTTTCCTGACGCCGACCGGGATCATCGCCGTTTCCAGGCCGTCGAGATCGTCGAAGCGGACCCGGGCATAGGCCCGGGCGGGGTCGACGGCGGTCACGACACCGATGCGAAAGATCGTCATCCCTTCACCACCTGACCGTCCTTCAGCCCATAGACCACCAGTTGCTTCTTCGCCTTGGCCGTCTTCGCCTTCGCGGCCGGCGTACGCTCGACCCGGCGGATATCGACATCGGACACATAGCCGCCGCTGCGGGTGATCGCGTGGCGCGATGCCTTGATTTGCCAGCGCCCGTCGAACACGCCGAAGCCGCTCAGCGCCAGGTTGTTCCCCGCGACCAGGCGCGGATCGCCCGACAGCGTCAGACCGCCCGTCGTCGCCTCGTCGTCGTCACGGCGCTGCCGCGCCTCGGCCTTGGCCTTCGCCTGGGCCTTGCTTTCCACCCGGCCGGTCAACTTCGCCGTGTCGGCCGAAGGCGCCGAGACCAGCTCGCCGTCGCCGCCCAGCGAATAGGTGACCAGCGCCTTCTTGGCGGGGTCGTGGTAGGCGACGGTGGTGTTCTTGGGCGTGCCCTTGATCTTGTCGCGAAACGTGTACCGCGACAGGTCGCCAGGCTTGAGCGTGGCGACGGGCGCGGCGGCGCGCAGTTCGTCGAGCTTCTGGAAGACGAGCTGGTCGCCGCGTACCGAGAAGGCGTGCCCGTAGTCGCGGGCGAGGCGCTGCAGGAACTTCAGATCGTCCTGCTTCATCTGGGTTACCCGCTCGATCTCGACCGGGGCAATGCTCCCGGTGACGGTCAGGCCGTGCCGCCCGGCGATCTCGCGGGCGATGGCGGCAAGCGTCGTCTTCTCGAAGGCCCGGTTGTTCTCGGTGCGCAGGGGCTTCGATACCGCGGCCGACAAGGCACGGATGCGGACGGTCGAGGGCGGGCCGTCGACGTCGATCTCATCGATCTCGAACAGGCCGCAATCGAGCAGCGCGGCGCCCTGGTAACCCATGCGCAGCCGCAGGCGGTCGGTCAGGCCGGGGTACCAGTCGCCGAGCCATCGCCCGTCGACATCCTCCAACTGAACCTCGATCGAGTCGGCCTCATCGCCGTCGAGATTGTCGGTATAGGTCAGGGACAGCAGGAACGGGGTGACGGCGACGGTGATATTGCGCCGCTCATAGTCGAGTTCGAAGCTCGGCGCCGGGACATTGCCGGCCGGGATCAGCGCTTCCATGGCGGTAGAGCCTCCGGGGGCAGGACGGGGACGGTCTCGGTCGGCAGCGGCACCCGGACCACCAGGCCGCCGGGCAGAATGCCGAGGATCCGGATATGCGGGTTGGCAGCGATGATGCCCTCGATGGCCGATGCCGATCCGTAATAGGTCCAGGCGATCAGGTCCCAGCGATCGCCATCGATCGTGACATGCTCGATGAAGGCAGCCATCACAGCCTCACCAGCCGCCGGCCCTCGGGATCGGGCGTATAGGTCTGCGGCGGTTCGGCCACCTCGCCGGGGCGCGGGCGGGGAACGGGCGGGTTCGGGTCGGATTTCCAGGGCAGCGAGCGGCGCTTCTTGGCCGCTTCGGCCTGGGCGCGGCGACGTTCGGCCTCGGCCGGGTCATCCTCGATCTGTTCGCGAAGCGTCATGCTGGCATCGAGGGCGATCAGCGTACCGACCTTGTCGGTCTGCCGGCTGGTCGCGGTCAGTTGGGTGATCACGAAACGGCCCTTGTAGTCGCCATTGCCCAGCACCAGCGGGAGCACGTCGCGCAACGTCATCGCATCGCGCAGCTTCAGCAGCTCGGCTTCCGGGTCGCAGAACGACATGTGGAAGGTGAGCTGGATGGAGACCTCGTCCAGCTTCTCGCCGACCCATTGCAGGCGCGGCTTCAGGCCGATCCGCGCATGCTCGGCATAGTCGACGCCGAACCGGGTCTCGACACCGTCGAAATAGGTGATCAGGTCGAAGCCGACCTCGCCGATGACCGCGTACATCAGAACGCCCGCCGTTCCTGGCCGGCGGTAACGCGCCGGATCAGGCGTTCGAGTTCGTCGAGGGTCAGGCGGGCCGCGTCGACCACGGCGCCGCGCAGCTCGCCCGGATCGCCGGGCGTCCCGGCAACCGTGATGGTCGGGTTGAAGTGGATGACCATGCCGCCCGCCCCGCCCGGTCCGGCCCCGACGCGTGGCCCGGCACGTCCGGCGACCGGCCCGGCCTCGGCCGAGCCCTCGGCAGCGGCGGCCATCGCGGCAGCGGCGCGGGCGGCGAGCGGGCCGGTGCGGGTGATGCCGATGGCGGCGCCCTCGGCGATATCATCGCCGAAGGCCATGAACACCCGGCTGGGCGACCTGATGCCGAGCGTGTCGGCAAACCATCCCTTGACGCCGCTGGCGATGCCGACGATGGCGTCTCGGGCCACCGTAAACTTGTTCCTGATGCCGTCGACCAGGCCGTCCACCAGGTTCTCGCCGAAGGCCCGGAATTCGCGGGGCAGCTCGGTGCCGAGCAACTGGACGACGGACGAAAACATCCCGGTGACGGTGCCGATGACGGACTGGGCAAAGGCCAGGCCGCCCTGCAGGCCGGCGACCAGGTTCCCGCCAATGGCGGCAAAGGCCCGGCCGACCCGCCGGCCGGTGTTCTCGGCTGCGCCGCCGACGTCTTCCACCGGCTCGATCAGGCGGGCAAACCACCCGGACATGTCGCGCGCCACGCCGATCACAGAGGTGAAGGCGCCCTCGACCCGGGCAAAGGCCGGCGCCAGTGGCGCGGCGCCTTCCCGCAATCCTTCCCAAAAGCCGATGACGAACGCCTTCAGCGGCTGCCAATACTTGTAGATCGCCAGGGCCAGAACCGCGACCGCGGCGACGATCGCGCCGATCACCAGGCCGATGGGGTTGGCGAGCATTGCCAGATTCAACGCTCGAAATCCGGCCGTCGTGCCGGCCAGCCCGCTTGTGGTCGCGATGGACTTGCCCTGCAGCACCAACAAGGCGGTGCCGAAGCTGTTGAGCGCGCCTAAGCCGGCGAACAGGCCGAAGCGCAACAACGCGACCGCCGTCCATGCACCGATAAGTCCAGCGGCCAAGCCAACGGTCCAACGCACCACGGCCGGGTTTACTTCCGCCCAGCGCTGGAAGCCCGACACGAGCGGCATGATTGCCTCGGTCGCCCGGACCAGGGGCGGCAGGAACACATTGCCGATGGTCAAGCCGATGTCGGTAAGCAGGATGCCGAGGGTTTTCGTATGCTCATTGGCCGTCTCGATGCGACGCTTGAAATCCTCGCCGATAATGTCGCGCTCACCCGCTTGTGCGGTCTCCTTCTTCAAGTCTCGGAACTTGGGCATGTTGGCGAGGGTGGGGAGGATGAAAGACCGAGCTTGCATATCCTGAAACAGTGTGCCGAGGGCGCCGGATTCGGCCAGGCCGCGAACGACCTTCTCCCTCTCGCCCAGATCGTCGATCTTCATGGCGCGCTTCAACTCGGCGACCGCCTCGGGGGCTTTCGTCTTCAGATAGTCCTGAAGGATCGTCATCATGCCTTCGACGGGCGTTAGCCCTTGCGCAGCGAGACGCATGAGGCTGCCTTCGAGGTTGATTCCCGCCTTCTCGAAATCCTTCTTCGTGTCCTCAGACGTAATCTTGGTCATGAAGTTTTTGAAGTTGTTCGCAGCTTCGTCGGCAGTGCCGGCACCCATGCGCGCGATCTGCAACGCGGCTCCTATCTCGGCGACGGCCTCAGAACCCGTCACGCCGAGGGATTGGTACAACGGGGCGAGCTGCGCCGCCCATTTGGCCATGTTGTTGAACTCGAACTGACCGGCTTTGCCGGCATGGGTCAACATATTGAGGGCGGCATCCGTGTCGCGAGCCTGGATGCCCAGGTTGTTCGAAAATGCGACGATGATCGACCCGATATCCTGCATGCTGGCCCGGGTAGCGGTTGCGGTCTTCGCCATCAGCGGCGCGTACCGGTTCAACTCCGCTGCATCCTGGATGCCGCCGCGGACCAGTTCGCCGATACCGAGCGCGATTTGAGATTGGGTCTGGTTCCAGTCCCGGGCCGACTGCCGGATGGTGGCGCCCAGGCCGGCCTCCTGCGATCCGTTCATGTCGCCGGTGATGGCAATGTCGCGCATCTGGTCCTGGAAGTCGGCGGCGACGCGAACCGACTGGACTACCGGGGCGCCCACGCCCAGCCCCATGGCGATGCCGGAGCGGACATCCGCGCCGGCATTGCTGCGCATCTCGGACAGCCTGGCGCCCCGTTCCATGGCGACGTTCAGGGCCAGGGCATTGGCCTTCAGCGCCGTGATCGTCTTCCCCAGGCGGTCATATTCGCGGTTCAGCTTCTGCAGCTCGGCCTGGGGGCGCCTGGCGCCGTCGGTCAGCTTGTCGAGCGCCTGGTCCTGGCGCCTGGTCAGCGCCTCGACCGTCTTGCCGAGCTGGCTGACGGTGGCACGCGCGCCGGTGAAGGCGGCGGCGAAACCCGAGGTCAGGGTGGCCCCGATGGCGAGGCCGACGATCATCTCTTTCGCCACGCGACAATCCCTTCTAGAATTCGGCCATGAGCAAGCCCGACGCGACCCTGGTCAGCGATACCGTGTTCCTGGCGGTCAGCCGCGGGCTGTTCGCCGCCGCCATGGCCGGGCTGTTGTGGTTCCTGATCGCCCTGCACCCGCCGGCCTGGTGGGCGGCGGTCGCGCTGTGGGTGGTGCTGGCCGTGCCCGCCGCGCTGCTGGTGGCCCCGCTCGCTGGCGCCATCGCGCTGCTGGCAGGGACGGCGGCCTGGGTCGTGACCCTTGCCGCCGCGGCTGTCACCCGCCGTTCTCGCGCCTGACCTGCCGGGCGGCCTGCTCGATCCACATCACGAAATCCTCGATCGTCAAGGCGTCGATCTCGCTGGGCTGAAAGCGGAACCATCGGGCGAGCAAGCCCATGCCGTCGGCGATATCGGCGGGCCTACATCCCGAGGAAATCGCGAAATCGAAGCTGGATCTTGCGGAAGTCGGCGGCGTCGATCTCGTCGAAGTCCTCGGGCACCAGGCCGGCAAGATGGGCCATCAGCCCGAGTTCCTGGGAGAGATCATCCGATCCGAAATCCTTCATGCGGCGCAGGTCGCGGACCTTGGCCCGGCGCATGGTCACGCTGGTGAGCTGGACCCCGGCCGCGGTGGTGATCGGCCGGGTCAGGGAGATCGGGGTATCGGTGGCGTCGGTCATCTGGGGCTCCGGGTTGAGGTGGCGCCTCATCCTGGCCCGGCCCGGCCCGGCCGACAGCTAAACGGGTTTACGAAAGCAAGACGCCCCGGGGAACCGGGGCGCCTGGTCGCGATCGAGAATGGCGGGCGATCAGCCGCCGATATTGGTCCGGTACTGGTCGAGCAGGTCGACGCCGCGGACCTTGAAGATGTTGGCGAGGTAGTCGAGTTCGAGCACGTCCTGGCCGTCGATCACCTGCTTGATATAGGTCGCGGTGAAGGTGGAAGCGAACTCGGCGTTGTCGTGCTGCTTGTAGGTGCCGAGCGGGTTCTTCTTGAACATGACGGTCAGGAAGGTGGCAAGCGCGGTCTGGGCCGTCCGGCCGCCCGAGCCATAGGTCTCGATCGACGAACGGCACTGAAGCTGCACCGCCTGGAACGGGTTGGCCATCGCGCGGGCCGCTTCCTCGTAGAGCGAGTTCCATTTGATCTCGCCTTCGAGCTTGTCGAAGCCGGCCGGCAGTTCGATCTTGCCGACCATGCCGATGGCCTTGTGCTCCTGCATGATCGCCGAGATGTCCGGCAGCTTCACTTCCTCGGCCCGGCCGAGCAGGTTGGCGCCGTCGATGTAGATGTTGGCATTGACGATCCGGTTGACCTGGATCTTGGCCATGGGGCGGTTCTCCCGTTCAGGTGGCGAGCTGGCGCAGCAGCTCGATATCGATGAAGCTTTCGAAGCTGATGCGCTCGGCCGGGGGCGGCGGCATGAAGGCGACGCTGAAGGTCAGATGGCCGAGCGCCACTTCGGTCGGGGGGTTCCGGGCCGCGTCGTAGGTGCAACTGCCGTCGATCAGGGCACCGCGGCCGATCAGGGTGCGGATGAAGGCGTTGACCGATTCGGTGATCGCGTCGATCAGCGCCCGGGTGATCGGACGGTCCATGAACTGCAGCATCGCGTACTCGACCGACTCATGCAGGATGTCGGCGGTGCGCCGGACGCTGATGAAGTTCTTGGGGTGGCTGACGCTGGGCCAGGCCGCCGACCGGTTGCCCCAGGTGCGGACGCCGGTGCCGAACGAGTTGAAGACGGTGACCACACCCGCCTCGTTGAGCAGGTTGGCTTCCGACTGCGGATCGTTGATGCCGGCGGTCAACAACCGCTCGACCCCGACGATGCCCTTGATCTCTGTGTTCGAGGGCGACCACCAGTAGCCGTTCTCATTGTCCTTGGCCGCCATCACCCCGGCGAGGCGCTGCGAGTAGGGTTCGAGGCGATCCTGGCCGGTCGCGGTGTCGTAGACCTTGAGATGCGGATAGCAGAGGATCGCCCGCTCGGACGAGGTGTTGAAGTTGATGGTACCGCTGGGGCCGCGACCGGCGAGAACCTGGGCGACCGTGGCGCCGACAGGCGCGTCCACCAGAGCGACGGCCCGAAGCCTGGCGGCAACCGCGATCAGCTCGGCCGACACCGCGGCCTGGGTCGCATAGCCCGGCGCAATCAGGATCTTGGCCGAGAAGCCGAACAGATTGTGGGTGTCCAGCAGCGCCTTCAGCCCGGTCCGCCGCCCGGCGCCGTCGATCGCGCCGATGATCTCGGCCGTCGTCACCTTGGACGGATCGGCATAGGCGTAGGTCACCTTCAGCGCCGCCCCCGCCGCGATCGTGCCCGAGGCGATGCGGCTGATCTTGCCGGTCGCGGGATCGGCGGTGTAGTCGGTGCCGAGGACATAGGTCACGGTGCCCCCGGTGTTCGTGACCGTCGCGGCGCCGACCCAATAGGGCTTCGCGGTCTGCCCGACGTCGCCAGTCAGCGTCACCGCCTCGGCCGCCACGCTCGTCTTGTGGACGGACGGGTCGAGGACATTCACCACGATCACGGTCCCGGCGCCCTGGTCGAAGATCGCGTCGAGCGCCTGGGGAATCGAGAAGCCCGGGACGGCGCTGCCGAAAGTCGCGGCGTCGCGGTCGGAAAGCGCCAGGGTGGCCGTGTTGACCGGCCCCAGGGGGGCGGTGCCGACCAGCCCGATCACCGCGCTCTTGACCTCGCGGATGGGACGGGCGCCGCGCTCGATCTCGATGGTTTCGACGCCATGCAGGAAGTTCGCCGCCATGGATCAATCCTTCTTCTTGGCCGGCTTGTGCTCGGCGCTGGCGATGGGGGTCAGGTGGCCGAGCGCAACCAGGGTGCGGACGTAATCGGCGTCCGCGGGCAAGTCGACCTCGCCGCCAGGGTTCAGCACGACGTCGCCGGCATCGGCGATCGTCACGGACGCCAGCGGCCCGTCGTAGCGAAACTTCGTCATAGGGGAACCTCGTCATGGGTGATGGTGCCGTCCGGCTGCCGGACGTATTCATGCCGGCCAAGGCCGTCATCGACGGTGGCGTGAACCAGCGTGATGCCGGTCTCGCCATCGGCGTCCTCGACCAGTACCGACCCGCATTCCAGGTCGAAGGTGTACTGCCAAAGTCCGGCGGTCTCGCCGAGGAACTGTTCCGCAACAGCCCGGGTCTTGGTCGCGGCACCTGGCGCCCGCCATCCGACAAGGGCCTTGCGCAACCGGGTCAGCACCACCAGCGCCCCGTCGCGGCCGTTGAGCTGCCGCAGGATCAGGGTGATGGTCACCTTGACCAGCCCCTCCTGCGCGACCAGGTCGAGATCGACCGGCGAACTGAAGCGGGTCCCTGCATAGGAGATCAGCAGGGCGCCCTTGGGGTGGTTCAGCCGGTATGTCTCGGGCTCGTCCGGAAAGAACTCGACCGCAAAATCCGGAAACGCCTGGACCAGCCGGTTGCGGTAGGCGGTGAACAGCTCGACGGTGGCCGACATCAGTAGCGGTCCAGGACGTCGCGGTCGAAGCGGCGCGTCGGGGCACGCATCTTGACCTCGCCCGGCTCGGGCGCCGCCGGGCCGCCGGGCGAGACGCCCAGGGTGACCTTGCCGTCCCGGATCGCGACCAGCGTTTCCAGGCCCGCCTTGTAGGTGCGGGTTACAGCCTCGGGAAAGCCGTTGCCTTCCGGGCGCCGGCTGTAAAGCCAGTGGCGCGCCAGGTTCACCGCGATGTCGCGCAGCACGCCGGGAACCGGGGCCAGCGGCAGGGTATAACGACCGCGCAGATGGGCATCGATCAGCTCGTCCGCCTGGTCGACGGCGCGGGTGATGACGGCTTCGTCCGGATCGACCGCAAGGGGATCGTCGGACGAGAGGTTCACCAGCGTCGTCAGGGGGATGGACTGGCCGATGTCGGCGCGGTCGCAATAGCGCATGATGGCCCCCCGCGCGTCAGCGCCAGATGCGGATGATGTCGCCGGCCGCCGCCGCGGCATCGAGGGCGAAGCCGTTCGACTTGCCCGCGGCCAGGGTGATCGCCCGCCCGGAGCCATCCGACTGCACCTCGGCCTCGACGGCGATGGCGGCGCCCGCTTCGACCAGCAGGATGCCCGACACATTGACCGACGCGGCCTCACCGCTATCGGCCTCGGTCTCGGCGACGCCGAGCGCCTTGGCGCCGGCCGCGCAGGTCGCGCCGGTGAAGCCGGTGAAGCGGAAGCGGGCGAGCGCGGCCGTCGCCATGATGGTGGTGGTCAGGGTCGGCTGTTGCGTCTTCACTTCTTGGCGCCCTTCTTCCTGGTGACGGTGGTTTCATCGGCCAGTCCGTCGAGATACGTGCCGAGTTCGTCGGCCGCGTCGTCGTCGAGCTGAATGGCCGTGCCCGGCTGGTAGGTCTCGCCGTCGTGCATGATCGGCGTGTCGCCGACGCGCCACAGCCGCGCCTGGGATGCGGTGGTCTCGGTCATCGTGTCCTCACACGTTTGTATCGGCGATCAGGAACCCGGCATCCGGCCCGAGCAGATAGGGCCGGAAGATGTCGGTGTTGCGGATCAGTTCGAGCTTGCCGTCCTCGGTGCGGGTGTCGACCGCAGGCATGCCCCGGCGCCGGATGGTGTAGCCGTAGGCCGGCTCGTAGGGCGTGCGGCCCTCGCCGCCCCGCGCCTCGGGGACGTAGGCCAGAACGATGTTGTCGCCCCAGATATCCTTGAAGACATCCTGATCGTCGGCATAGACCGCGTTGCCGACGGCGATGTTCTTGATCTCGAACAGCTCGCGCATCAGGTCGATGGTGACGACACCCTTCGCCGCGTACTTGATGCGGTCGAGCAGCTTGCCGTGGTTCTTCAGCACCGAATACGAGCTGGCGCCGATGATGGCGGTGTTCGGCTTGCGGCCGATCCTGGCCCGGACGGCTTCCTTGCCGGCCTCGATCACCGCGATCGGGTCCGAGGACGGATCGGTGAAGCGCGACGCGCCGGACAGCACCACCTTGTTGGATGCCGCATAGCTGGCCGGGTTCTGCGCGATGTCGGCCACCATCTTCTCGCGCCGAAGCTGAATGCCTTCGGTCGTGACGTGGGTGGCATTCGCCTGCAGCGGGAAGGCGCTTTCCGCGTCCTCGCGATAGTCGATCGGATATTCCAGGTCGTGTTCGTCCAGCACGACATCGATACTGCCGACGCCGTCAGGACTGATGCGGTTCGACCGGGTGCGCAAGGCGCGCTCGGTATTGTAGAGGCGGAAGGCTTCCTTGCCGAACTTGGGGATCTTCCCCCCTTCCTTCTCGACCGTGGCAATGGGCATCAGCACTTCGCTGACATAGTCGGCATTGGAGTAGCCGATGGCGAGCTGGGTCAGGACCGGATCGACGACGCGCAGTTTGGACAGGCGGCTCATGGTGGTTCCTCTTCTGGGGTGCTACTTGGCGACGCGGGCCGCCGCGACGGCGTAGGTCACCTTGTGTTCGCTGGCATAGGCGCGGATACGCTTGTCGAGCGCGATCCGCTCGGGGTCGGTGCCTTCGGCATACGAGACTTCGTCGTCGGCACCGCCGGCCGCGCGATCCTTGGTGGCCGTGTCACGAAGGGCGACGATCTCCGGCTGGTCCGAGAGGAACGACTTCAACGCCTCGGCCATCGGCTTCTTGTCGTTGCCTTCGCCGAACGACAGCGTCTCGCCGTCGCCGGCCGGGGTGGCGAGATGGTCGAGCACGGCGACGACGACATCGCGATGCTTGGGCGCCAGCTTGGCTTCCCGGGTCAGCCCCTCGGCGAATGCCAGGTTGACGTCGTGCCGCAGCGCGGCTTCCTTCGCCGCGACATCGGCGGTCATGGCCTTCAGTCGTTCCTGCAGCGTCTTGTTCTCGGCTTCGAGCCGGGCGGCTTCTTCCGGGGTCACGGTGGTTTCCTTCACGGGTGAGGTTGTGGGGGGCTCGGGTGACGGTGCGGGGGGCGCGGGCGGCGGCACCGCCTCGCTGAATTCGAGGACGTCGCTGTCGGCTTCGGTCTCGGCGAATTCGACGGGGCGCAGGCCCTTCACGGCCGGCGGTTCGGCGCCAAGGAAGCCGACATGGCGCAGGTAGTAGGCGCCCGGCTTGGGGTTGCGCGGCGAGGTCGGGGAATAGAACGACGGCGAAATCTTCTTGTACCGGCCGGCATCGACCACCTCGGCGAAGGCCGGGTCGACCTGGTGGACCTCGGCTTCAAGGCCACCATCGGCGCCGACACGCAACCCCTGGACCCAGCCGAAGGCCGGATCGTCGGTCTTGGGGTGGCCGATCACCAGCGGCGCTTCGTGGACGGCCGGGTCGTAACCCGCGGCGATGGCTGCAAGGTCTGCCGCGCTGAACGCGACTTCGCGACCGCTGATGTCGGTATGGGTGCCGGTGCGGAAGATGTGAACGGGCTTCATGCCGCCGAGGATGGCGGCGACACCCGGCCCGCGCTTTTAATCCGCTTTAGGGTTTCCCGGCGCGGCGGGTTGCTGCTGAAGCCGGCAACCCTGCTGCTTGCAGCCGAGGGCGCGGTTCTCGCTGGCGTCGATCACCCGCAGGTTGGCGGGCGCGGCGCATTCGTCGACGGTCATCCGGCGCAGCCAGCAGACCTTGACGGCGATGACGTGGTCAAGATCCTTCGACCCGGCCCGGCCGCGCTGGCGGCGCGGATCGATGACGTCGCGGTGGCGGCGATAGTTGCGTTCCGTCTCGGCGCGGACGGCACGGGCATAGGCCCGATATTCGGCGCTGCTGGCCGGCAGCGATGGCGCAGGCGCCAGACCGATGAGCAAGACGACGAGGGCGGCAATCGCGTGACGGATCACCGCGCCCCCCGCACGTCGCCCGAGGCCCGGGCCGCGACCGCCGACGTAAACCGTTTATAAACCGCGCCCAGCGCCATGGCGGCCGATCCGGCTATGCCCGGGCCTGCCGGCCGCCTGCGGAGCCCCTGGGCGCGCCGTTCTGAAGTCATCGCGCGGCCGTCCGCATGTGGCGCAGGACGGCGTCCAGCACGGACCCGCGTGCCGCCGGTTGCAGGGTGCCGTCAGGCTCGACCGGCAGGAACGGCCGGGCGGGCATCTCGAACGCGCGCTCGCCGATATTGAGCACGCCGATCCGCGTGCCGCGCCTGGCGCCGATCTTGCCGTCCTTGCGGCCGAGCTTGGCGAACCGGTTGCCCTTGAACCGCGCGAATTGCTGGCGCGCCGGCTGCCGGATGGTGCCGCCGAACTGGTGGATGGCGGCATAGACCGCGTTGGAGCCGATGATGGCGCGCCGCGGCTCGACCCGCGTGGTGACGGACGCGGCCAAGCGCCCGGTGTCCTGCAGGATCATGCCGCCCTGGCGGCGCTCGGGCGGATTGCGCAGGGCGGCCCATTTCGGGCGGCCCTGCAGACTGAAGTTTCTCTCGGTCTCGCGGGCCAGCGCCCCGGCAATGGCGCGCATCGCCGGGGTGAGATCGGACAGGCGCAGTTCCAGCGCCTTCAGCCCGGCCGCGACCTGCCGGTCATTGATGGTGATCTTCGCGAATGAATCGGTCATCGCAATTCGTCCCTCGCCAATGCCGCCAGGTCCCCGCCATAGGGGCCGGGTCGATTGGCGGCGGCGCCGGGATTGTAGGACCACCCGGGATCGGTCGCGACGGTGATTTGCTTCCGGCGATCGTCGGGATCGGGCAAGACGAGCGTGGCGACGGGGCGGACCTCGCCGGAGCGCCCGACCGGCACGTCCCTGCTGCCGAGGCGGCCGATGGACGTGTCCGGCTTGATCTTCCCATCGCGCATCTCACCCGCGGTCAAGGTGGTGACGCGACAGCGGCAGCCCCAGCCGTTCGGCGGATAGAAGGCGCGCCAGACCGGATCGTCGAAGCGGAACACCCGGCCATGCAGCGCCCGATGCGTCGGCCGGGTGCGGCGATCGAGGATGGCGACATACTGCCAGTAGGGCCGGTCATCAGCGTTGGCGAGCTGCTCGGCGTGGCGGCCGGCCATATAGGCGGTCTGCAGGTTGGTGCGGAAGATGATCTTGAGGCGCCGGGCGCTGCCGAGCTGGACGACTTCCTCGGCGCCGGTGTCCGGGTTCGTCATCAGGCGCCGGCCCCACCACCCCTTTGCCCGCAAGGTCTCGGTCAATTCCTTCTCGAACCAGCGTTCGGTCAGCCCGCCATCGAGGGCGGCCTGAACCGCCTGCCGGATGTCTTCGAGGATGTCGAGCCGGGTCACCTTGGCGACGGTGAAGGCTTTGGCCTGGGCGCCCTGCCAGACGTCTTCCCAATCCCAAGAGATCGCGTAGCCCTTGCCCTGCAGATAGGCGACGGCTTCGGCAGGTTCGAGCGACATGCAGTAGGCGAGATCGACCGGGGCCGCCATCTAGCGCCCCGCCTCGCGCGCGGCCGACAGGCGGCCCCACAGGTCGGCCACGAACAGCGCCCGGGCAAGCTGCCGCTGCAGGCCGGTCGCGTCCATGTCGGGATAGGTACCAGCCAGCGCGCCCAGCAGTTCGTCGGGCGTCGCGCCGCCCTTCACCAGCTCGACCAGCGGGGCAAGCAAGGCCGCCTCGGCGTCCCCGAAGCCTTCCTGGTCGAACGCCCGCATCGCCTGGTCCAGCGCAACCTGGTCATGGGGCTCGTCCCGGCCCTCGGCAAAGGCGGGGTCGGCGGGCGCTTCCGCCGGCGGATCGGTCATGACCAGGTCCCCGTCCTGCAGGCTGTAGGCCCGCATGAAATAGGCGGGGGTCAGCCGAGCCCCGGCCTCGACCAGCGTCTTGTCGCGCTGGGCCTGGACCTGATCGACCTCCTCCTGTTCCCACAGCGAGAACGATGGCCGGTCAGCCCCGTCGAAGTTGAGGTCGCAAATCCAGCGGATCAACTGGTTCAGCGGTTCGGCGATCAGCGCGGCGTCGCCGTCGCGGATCTCGCGGGTGACCTCCAAGCCGGCGGTCGCGGACGCCTTGTTCGCGCTGGCCTCGGTGGTCTGGTTCTGGCCGAGCAAGGCGATCGACACCTCGGAGCGGCAGAAATGCAAAAGCCTTTCATAGACCTCGGACGACGCGGCCTTGCCGGCCGCTTCCTTGATCTCGACCGAGGAATCGTCGGGGATCACCGCGACGGCGTCCTGGATCATCGCTTCGAGCTGGTCGGCGAACTTCTCGGTCTCGGCCGAGGTCGTGCCCCGAGGCTGCTTGCCGATAACGAAGGCGCTGCCGTACTTCTCGGTGAAGGTGACCCAGAACTTCAACCCGCCCTTCTTGAAGGTCGTCGGCCAGAACACCATCGAGAGATCGGGGAAGCCGTAGGGGTTGTCATAGGTCGCGTCCTGGGCCGCCACCAGGAACTTGCGTGGCGGCAACACCTCGCCCTCGGTCGAGCCACGCACGCGGAAACGAAGCTGGTTGGCCGGATCGAACTGGAACCAGTCGGCGGGCTTGGCGATCACGTCGACCGGGACGAGGTAGCGGCCGACCTTGCCCCACATGATTTCCAGCGGCTGATAGCCGTAGAGCGCCGCATCGAGCATCTCGCCGATGATCCGGTCGATGGGCAAGTCGGCGAAGATGTCCTCGATCGACTTGGCCACGCGTGATTTGGCCTGGCCGCGATCGAGGCCCCATTCCATCGCCTTGACGGCTGCCTTGCGGCGGCGGATGCAGCCGCCGACATGCGCGTCCGAGCGCAGTTCGCGATAGACCTTGATGTCCCGGCCGAGCCGCTTCAGCACGGGATCGGGGTTCGGCAGGACGTTGGACAGGCCGAGATAGTCGATCGACCGCGACCGCGTGGCGATCTCGGCCGAGAGCGACCTGGCCTCGCCGAAGCTCACGAAATCATCAGGCGTGACCCAAAGGCCCTTGCCCCGGTTGACCGGTGTCATGCGTAACCTTCCGTGATCCGGCCGGCCTGGCGAGGACGGCGCGAGGCGGTGACCACCGGCCCCTTGTCGATTTCCAGCGTGGCGTACCACCCCAGGCAAAGCGCCACGGCGGCGTCGCCATGGCGGTAGAGATCGGGGTCCTTGACGTCGGCGGTGCGCGCCTTCTGCACCATGGGGATGCCGTCGACTTCCTCGATCGCCCGGAGATCGTTGGCCAGGTTGTCGTCACGCGGCAGATCGATGGCGCCGTCCTCGAAGCCTTCGATGAACTTCGGCATGTACTGGCCGTACCAGGCCCGGCTGAGATTGACCTGATGGATACGGCTATGGCCGAACTTGTCGGCCGTGTACTCGGCGAGGGTCTGGCCCGAGCCCGTCGCGTCCATCGCCCCGCCACCGAAGCGCGGCAGCCCGCCGATCAGCGTCCACAGGATCTGTTCCTGTTGGCGCGCCGGAACCTTGTGCATCTCGATGACGAAGGGCACCCGGCGGCGCCTGTCCGCGGCGATCTCATAGGGCGTGATCACCGAGAAATCGCGATGCCGGGCGAAGTCCTGGCCGAAGACGTGGCGGCGTTCGGTGTCGAGTTGCTTGAGCAGCGGCGCCAGGTTGCGGGCAATCCAGTCCTCGACCCAGGCGCGGCGCTCGCCATCCGGCCGGGCGGTGAAGTCGTCGTCCAGCACCAGGCGCAGGACCGGGCGAGCCTCGGCCATCGCCGCGTCAATCCAGATGCCGGGCAGCGCCAGGCCGGAGCCGGCGCGGGGGATGGCGTCCAGTTCCTCGCGCATCGCCGCCTTGCGCGGGCCGTAGGCGGTGCGGATGCGGGTGTACCACTTCTTCTTGCCCTCGGCCGAGGGCGTCCAGCGGTTGACGAAGCAGACCCGCTCGTAAAGTCCGTTGCCAACCGCATCGTCGAAGGTGGCGGTGAAGACGGCTGCATCGGTGGTCGGACCGTAAAGGCCCTTCTCGATATCAATGATGAGCTGATTGAACGGGTTGGCCCGGCCATTGTGGCTGGAAATGATGGCGATGCGGCCACCCCAGATCAGCAGGGCGGTGGCGGCATCAAGGACGGCCTGGACGTCGCCATGGAAGGCGGCTTCGTCAATCACCACCTTGCCCTGCAGGCCGCGCAGCGACGCCGGCCGGGATGACAGCGCGACGATCTTGAAGCCCGAGGCGAAGCGGATGCGCCAGGCGGTGATCTTGCGGGTGTTCCCCTTCTCGTCCTGATCGTCGAACAGGAACTGTTCGATGTTGGACAGGCCCTGTCCCTGCGCCTCGGCGATCACGCGGGCGAAGGTCGCCGCGTAGCCGATGAATTCCAGGCCCTTGTCCTTCACGTCGGGGATGTAGAAGACGTCCATGCCGCCGGCCGCGCGCTTGGCACCCGCAACCAACGTGTCGTCGAGCGCCTCGGCGAAGGTGATGCCGGTCCGCCGGCCCTTGGCGCAGACCTTCAGCACCGCGTCGATCCGCAGCCATTGTGCCTGGTGGCGCATCAGCACGCCTTCGGCAAGCGGGTCGAACTTGTCGGGCAGGCGGCGGACGGTGTCGGGCAGCTCGTCCCACTCGATCAGCCGCTCGGTATCCTTCAGGGGGGGCAGGGGCGCGGCCATCAGCGAACACCCAACACTTTCTCGCGCCAGAACATGACCTGGTCCTCGTCCATGCCCTGCGCCCGCGCTTCCTTCTCGACGTTGTCAGCCGCGTCATCGAGCGCGCGGCGAACCTCGGCGGCCCACTTCTTCTGCACCACCGTCGCCTTGCCCAGCTCGGCAACGGCCTTGGCGGCGCTGGCGAGGTTGAGCTTGGCCGGATCCACTTCGAGTTCCATCAGCGCGCCGAACAGCTTCTCCTGCACCAGGCGGGTCAAAGCCTCGTTCACAGCCCCTTCTTCGTCGGGCGCGGCCTGGACCATGACGCGCGCCTGCTCACTGGCGAGCTTGAGCGCGTCCAGGCGCCGTTCGAAGCTTTGGCCGTATCGCTGCAGGGCGGACTTGGAGATGTCGAAGCCGCGCGCCGACAGTTCCTCCTGCAGTGCCCGATAGCCGGAGAAATTCCCGTCGACCAGGGCGCGGTCGAGCCATTCCTTGACCGCCCGCGGCAGGTTGACGGCCTTGGCCCGGGGCGGCATCAGCCACCCCAATACTTGGTCGGGCGGCTGATGCCCGGCGCGCAATCGACCGTGTATTCGGCGATGTCGATGCCGTAGCGGGTCAGGTCGCAGAACCAGCGGCCGGACGGTTCCTTCTTGACGTCCAGCAAGCGGCGGTCGGCGAGGTAGTCAATTTCCCGGCGCATCTCCAGCGCTGTCGCATCGGGGTAGAGGCCCTGAATCGTGATCAGCACCACTTCCTCGTAAGCGCCGACCGGGCGGGCATTGTTGAGGGTCAACAGGATGAACCAGCGGATCGCCTCGCGGCGCGCCTTGGCCTGATCGATGTGCATTACGCGATTCCCCGGAGCTGGAGGTTTTCGAGCTTCAGCGCGAGCGCGTCGAGCTTGGCCTCGATTATGGTCTGGTTGCGGATGAAGTCCTCGCGGCGGACGTAGCCGAGCGGCAGATCGGCGCGCAGGTCGGACAAAGCGAGGGCGAGTTCGTGCAGGCTGTTGGCGCTGGGCAGCGCCTCGACCCGGGTTTCGGTGGCGATGAAGCGCGCTTCGAGCCCGGCGATCCGGGCCGCGATCTCCTCGAACATCGCCCGGGTGGCGAAGACGGCGCGGGCGCGCAGCATCACCACGGTGGTGAAGGCCGAGGTGATCAGCGACAGCACCCCGCCGGCATAGTAGGCGTAGCCAACCCATTCCATCACTGGCCACCCCCACGGACCACCTTCATGGTCTCGACACCCTTGAACTTCTCGGCGGTGCGCAGGCTACCGATGCCGAGCATGGCGAACATCAGCTCCCACAGATCGCCGTCGAGCGACGGCATCGGCGGGGTGCTGATGTTCAGCAGGTGCAGGACCCAGGTTGCCAGCGGCACGAAAAGATAGGTGTAGCCGAAGGCCGCAACACCGACCCAGCCGAGGGCGGGACGCCAGCCGGCGACAAACACCGAGGGATGTTCGGCTTCCTGCAGGTTGATGGCGCGTTGCTCGGCCTCGGCCTTCGCCGCCAGGTCGATCGCGGCGCGGCGCAGCTCGGCTTCCTGCCGCGCACGCTCGTTGGGGTCGGGGATCAGGTCGAGAACCTTCCTGATGACCGGCCCGCCGAGAAAACCCAGGATCGTTTCCAGCATGATCAGCCCCTCGGCCCTACGGGCGCATAGAAGACGTGGTGGCCGATGGTCGCGACCCGGTTCATCGGCGCGGTCCAGCGCGGCGGCCACACTTCGACCACCGGCGGGGCCTTGACGGCGTGATAGTGGGTGGCGCCGCCGGTCGGGTCGGTCTCGGCCGGGGCGTCGAACACGGCCGACACGATGCTGGCGATGGCGCGATAGCTGGAATCTTCCGGCATCAGCGCGGCAAGGCGGACGGCATTCGGGTCGCTCGCATTCCAGCAACTGAATTGCATCGGCATGCGGCAGGCGCTGGCCGGGGTGCCGTCCCCGAACAGCGGGTGCTGCATCCGGCGCCGCGCGACGAACCGCGCCGCGACGGCCGCCCGGTTGCGGATTACCCAGGCAACGGCGGCCTGGCCCTCGGCCTCCTCGCCGCGGGCCTCGCCGAAGACAGTGCGGGTGACGGTCGAGAGATCGTCGACGGTCAGCATCAGCCGTTCTCCTCTTCGGCTTCGAGCCAGCCATCGTTCCACGCCGCGTTCATGTCCGGCGCGTCCTCGGGATCGTAGGGATTGGCGTCGATACCCTTGCCGGCCAGATAGGCGTCATAGCCTTCCGACTGGGGATCATCGTCGGCCTCGAAATCGTCCATCGTCAGGCCCCCGCGAACACGTTGCGCGGCAGCGGGGTCATGCCGTTGGCCAGCCAGCCGGCGACGTCGAAGCCGGGGCATGTCTTGGTCCACTCGTTCGGCGTGACCCGGCCATCGCCGTTGCGGTCGGGCGAGAAGTCGCGATGGCCGCAGATGCGCGCGGCGGGCCAGCGGCGGCGATAGTCTGCCACGACCGCCTGCAACGCGGACCATTGGGCCGGGGTGAAGGCATCGGTGCCGGCCATGCACACGCCGACCGAATTCTGGTTGAAGCCGGCGGCATGCGCCCCGACCTCGTCCAGGTGACGGCCGGTCGCGATGACGCCCGCGGTGTCGATGACCGTGTGATAGCCGATGGCCGATAGCATCGGGTTCTGCTGCTGGCGCCAGTAGATTTCGCGGCGGAAGCCGCGGGCTTCATGCCAGCCGTCGATGACGGCGGCGATGCTGGCAGAGCCGTGCGACAAGGCGCGGCCATTCGGCGTGGCCGAGCAGTGGATGACGATAAGGCGGATGTCGCGGGGCATTCCCCCCTCCCTCGACGATGGTCAATGTCGAGGGCGACGCTACCGGTCGCTAACGAGGCGGTCTTTTAATCCGATTTAGGGAGCTGAGTATCCGCATACATGTGCCGATGCCGGCAGGTTCGCGGACGAAAAACGACAGCGCGTCGTATTTAGAATAATTCTAAAAGCGCAGCGTCTGCGTTTTTGACTCTATCCCTGCCGCCTTCATGCACGATGCCTGCCTTTGCTGGAACGTGTTCCATGCGTCACGACCAGAGTTCGGGATTGCTTCCTTCCCCCCTCTCGCCGCTGCATCCACTTGAGTTTGCCACCAGTGCTGAATAGCAACGCCGGTAGCAAAACAGGAACCGTATGGTGCATCGAATATTGAAGAACCGAACATTTGGCCGCGCTTGGCTATCGCGTTGAACTGGCGGCTTTGTTGAGAGATACGAGACATGCTGCCACTTTTCAGCGCCTCTACCGCTTTCGGCAGTTCGGCGTTCAAGGCGGTCAGGTACTCAAAAACATCGTCGTCGGTAGCCGCTTCTGCGCCAGCGGTGCCACAGATAGTAATGATCGCAACCGGTATTGCGACCATTACTCTGTGAAGTCGGCAAAGCATCAGCGCGATCCAGTTCGCAGGCATTCTGATCGTCCTCATTGCGTGTCAGTAGGCGCGCGCCAGCTACGCCTTTTTGCCCATCACGTACACTTTGGTTTTCCGCAACTCATCGTCGGTGAGTTCGGTCAACGACGATTTATCAAACCGGGTTTGGATGTATGGTTTGTAAGCATCGGAATCGCCGAGCTGGTTCTTGCAGCGTGCCTTGATGGCTGAGATTGCCTTCGGCCGCCAATCTGGCAGAGCCTTAGACGCGCTCTTCATGCCATTGATGATCGCCAATTGACGACGCAGCCAAGCGCACGCTTCGCCAAAGCGCTCCATAGGCAGTTCAGCGTAACTATTGATCGAAAAATTAGCGTTGAAAGCCGACCAGGCAGCGCCGTACGTCGATCGCGACTTTCTGACCCGACTACGGGCATCCACCCATTCGCCAACCAAGCGTTTCAACTCAGCCTTCTGCTTGGCATCGACGACGCCATCACCCGTCTTGACGATCACGCGCGGGCGCAGCACCGGGTTAATGTTGATGATATTGCCACCCGCGACCTGACCGACCGGGCCTTCAAACTTCTGCTTCATCGTCACGCTACTCGCTCCCCCAAGCACTAAGCTACTTCTTGCGGCGCCCACCCCGGTTGCCGCCAACATTGATGACCAAATCCCTTTGCGTAACCGGGCCGTTTATCGCTTGCGTTACATGGCCGTGAAATGTCTGCCCCGCTGCAACCGGCCTATCGGCGGGCTGCGGGTGGCCAGGTCCCCCGCTCGCCGAACCGACGTGGCTGGCCGCAAGAGCCGCCCGCGCAGCGGCTCGGCCTGGAGCTGAAGAGTTTCGATAGAGCACCAATAGTTCGCGTTCATCATCGGTAAGCGTCGCACGGACGCCTGACCCGGTTAGCACCCAGGCCGGGTCGACACCGAACTCATCCATCAGCCGAACTAGTGCCTGCGCGTCCGGGGCACGTTCGCCTGTCTCATATCTGGCAATGCTCTTATAGGTCAGCCCCAGTCTCTCCCCGAATGCTGACTGGCTCAATTTGCCTCTCAATGTGCGCAAGCGCAGTCCTATGGCTACAGCGTCGACATCAGCCATGGCGGGACCAATTGGGGCCATTGACTATTAGACCGAATGGTCCTATTTTGTGTCTCACATCAACCTGCCTTCTTCGGATCACGAGAGGACATATGAAGCCGCTCACTCCCACCCAGGTTAAGGAACGTTTCCGCCGCAGGGGCGAGACGATGAAAAGTTGGGCCGATGCCCACGGCTATCCGTTGCGGGAGGTCTACAAAGTCTTGAACGGCCAATCGAAGGCGTACTTCGGCCAAGGCCACGAGATCGCGGTGAAGCTGGGGCTGAAATGCCCCGAGGATCAGCAGCAGGTGGCAGCGTGATCATGCTGTCCCCCTTCGCCCGCCGCAACGGCCGACGCCTCATCCCCGTTTGGATGGAACTTGAACTCGGCATCCCGGCGCCAATCGAGCAGGCGATCAGCGACCAGCCCGAGCCGACCGAGGAACTGCTGGCGAATTTCACTGAGCGGTCCCCGGTGGAACGCTGGAACGGCAAGCGTCTCATGTCGCGTGCCCAGGAAGCTGAAGCGATGCGGCTTTCGCTGCTTGATTCCTCCAGGCCCGCAGACGTTCGGACGCGGCTAAGCCAAGTTCAAGCCGCTCTTCCGCCAAGCCCGCGATGCTCCGATCGAGCGCCGTCACGAATTGAGCCGCCCGCTCCGGTTCCAGCACCCGCACCAGCGCGTCAATCGCCACGCTGATCACCAGCGTGTTGTCGAACAACTGGTCCATGTTCCGGTCCAACTCTTTCACCAGAGCGTCGTCCACCATGCCCTCCAACCCAGGTTCAATCATGTGCCGTCAGCGTCGGGCAGCATTCTATCCGGTGAAAGCGGTTTGCGAAGGCGCAAAATTGCCGCTTGTTTGGATCCGTGAAGCCTGGGGTTGTTCCAATGGCTAAGCGCTGTTGGAAACGAGTGGCCCCAACCAGCCTGCGCCACGCGCTCGAACTCTGCAAAGAGCATGGCCGGGAGCGGCGCAACCTCTCGGTCGAGCGCATCGCCGAGCGCATGGGGCTGACCGACCACTGGACCGTCTACAAATGGGTCCAGAACGGGCGCATCCCCGCCAACATGATCAGGCCGTTCGAGGAAGTGTGCGGGGTCGACTTCGTTACCCGCTGGCTCGCCGCCTCGGCCGGGCGCCTGGTCATCAACATCCCCACCGGCCGCAACGTCACCCCGACCGACATCGCCGAGCTGCAGGCGCGGCTGAACGACGCGGTCGGCTCGCTGCTCACCTTTCACGCCGGTCAGGCCGGCGCCACCGAAACACTGGCGGCGGTCGAACAGGCGATGGCCGGGCTGGCCTGGCATCGCGGCACCGTCGCCAAGCATCTGCAACCGGAACTGGAGTTCCAATCATGACGACGATGACCGAGGTGCAGCGCCGGCCGGCCGACCGGGCCGAGGGTGCAGCCCTTCGCAAGATGGTCAATGCCCTGATCGCGACCTGGGCGAAGGCCGGCGATCAGGATGAGACGTTGTTCGATCCGAATATCGCCGTCACCGCGGCAATCGAGTTCACCGCCCTGGTGCTGGTGCAGGCCGGTGAGCCGCGTGTCGGTTACGACGCGGCGGCGCGTGCCATCGGCGAAGAACTGGCACGGCTGATCGCCGTCTACCAGGCGCAGACCACCAGCAAGCACTGAGCGGCAAGGAAAGCCAGCCATGACGATGACCACGACACGAACCGAGATCGGCCGCATTGAGCGGGTGACGGTCGAAGGCGACCGGCAATGGAGTGAAAGCGCCCATGTCATCGCCTGGATCCAGGACGGCCTGCGCTTTCATGTCACCTGCGATTTCCTGGCCCCGGCGCTGGCGGTCGCGGCCGACCTGGTCACCGCAACGAACCTGATCTGGTCCGACGACGGGCGAGATGCGGAGACGCGGGAGATGCTGGCCGAAGTGATCGCCGGTATCGCAGAGACCATCGAACTCGACCGCCCTTACAACCTGTCTCTCTCGATCGATGGCAGCGAGGTCGCGGCCGACCAGGTTGAGCCGACGGTTCGCGCCGGCATCGCGGCGCGGTCGCAGGCGGTCGAGCCGGCCAGTCCGGCGCCCACCACCGAGGTGGCATCGTGAAGGCCGCGTCCACCCGCCCCGATGCCCGGATCTCGGAAAGCGCCGCCAAGGTGCTGGACGTGCTGAATGTCCTGCTTGGCCATTTCGCCCACGGCCTGGCGCCCGGCGAGCTGGCCAAGGCCACCGGCCTGCAGCCTTCGGCGATCACCCGCTATGTCGCTACGCTGGAAGAGAAGGGGTTCGCCGAGCGCATCGCCGAAACCGGGCGCATCCGTCCCTCGCATCGCCTGGGCAAACAGGCTGTCGGCATCCTGCGTTCGCTCGAAGCGGCCCGCGCCCGCGTCGACGAGACCATCACCCGCCTTTCGCACTGACCGTTCAGGAGCAAGTACCCATGGCACGCAAGCCGCGCGAAACCCAGACCAAGGCCGAAGTCGTCACCGACGAGGAGTTGCCGAAACTGCCCGAGGCCGTGGCCGCCGCGAACGTCCTGGCCGTGCGGGGACAGCAGGTCACCGAGCAGTACGGCGACGGCCTGCCCTACGAGCGCGAGAGGGTGGTTACTGAGTGCCGGTTCTTCATGGCATCGGCAACGGAAGCGATGTTCGAGATCGGCAAACGACTAATCCTGATTAAGGAGAGCGAACCCCACGGGGATTTCATCAATATCGTCGAATCCCGGCTCGGCATGACCCCACGCACAGCACAACGGTTCATGCTGGCAACGGCAAAGCTGACGTCGCCGAAGCTGGCTTCAAAAGCGCGGGCGCTTGCGCATTTGGGAAAGAGCAAGCTTTGCGATCTGGTGGCTGAAGACGACGATGAATTGGCAGAGCTGGCAGATGGTGGAACCATCGCCGGTCTCAAGCTTGAAGACATCGACCGGATGACGTCGCGCGAGTTGCGCGCCGCCCTGCGCGAGGCTCGCGAGGATGCCGAAGCCAAGAACAAGCTGATCGCCGACAAGAACGAGAAGATCGACACGCTCGACGCCAAGTTGAACGCGGCGAAGAAGCGCGTCAAGGCGACGCCGCCGGACGAAGAGGGCGAAGAGCTGCGCAAGGAAGCTGGCCTTGCAGCCTTCGCCGTCGAGGCCGACATCTCCGGCCGCCTGCGCCCCTGCTTTCAGGCATTGATCGACCATGCGGGGGCCCATGGGTCGAACCATGACGATGTCATGGCCGGCATGGTCTGCCAGATCGAACGGACGCTGGCCGGCCTGCGCGAAGAGTTCGGCATCAAGGCGCGGCCCGAGGGCGACGAAATGCCCGAGTGGGCGCGGAACTATCAGCAAGAAGCCGCCGAGTAAGACCGCGTGTCGGCGGCTTTGAACGAAAGGCTGGTCGCCCTGGCGCGGTCATTGCGCGAGGCCCCGCACGGGGCGAAGGGCGCGCTGATCGGCAAGGCGGCGGAAGAGTTGGGCCTGTCCCGCGCGACGATCGCGCGGAAGCTGAAGGAGGTCACAGTGACCAAACCGCGAAAACAGCGTGCCGATGCGGGCAGCACCGCCCTGACGCGGGCGGAGGCCGAGAAGCTGGCGGCATTGCTGATCGTGACGATCCGCAAGAACGGCAAGCGGATCCTGTCGGTCGAACAGGCGGTCGAGATCCTGCGCTCGAACGGCCAGATCGAAGCCGAACGGGTTCACCCGGAAACCGGCGAGTGCGTCGGCCTGTCCGCCTCGGCGATCGGCCGGGCGCTGCGAGCGCACGGCCTGCATCCCGACCAGTTGCTGGCCCCGGCGCCGGCCACGGCGCTGCGCAGCCCGCACCCGAACCATTGCTGGCAGATCGACGCTTCGCTGTGCGTCCTCTACTACCTGGACAACGGGCGGCGCCAGGCGCCCGGCCTGCAGGTGATGGGCGAGGCCGAGTTCTACAAGAACAAGCCCCGCAACCTCGCCCGGATCGAGCGCCAACGGGTCTGGCGCTATGCGGTCACCGATCACGCTTCGGGCGCGCTGTATGTCGAATACGTGCTGGGCGCGGAGAGCGGCGAGAACCTGGCCGGCTGCTTCATCAATGCCATGCAGAAGCGCCACGACCACGACCCTTTCCACGGCGTGCCGCGCATGGTGATGCTCGATCCGGGGTCGGCCACCACCGGCGCGCTGTTCCGCAACCTTTGCCACTCGCTCGGGGTCGAGCTGATCGTCAACGAGCCCGGCAACCCGCGCGCCAAGGGCCAGGTCGAAAACGCGCACAACATCATCGAGCGGCAGTTCGAAAGCGGGTTGAAGCTGCTGCACGTCAACGACCTGCCGCACCTGAACGGTCTGGCCGGCGCCTGGATGCGCAACTTCAATGGACGGGCCATCCATAGCCGGCATGGCCTGACCCGCTATGGCGCCTGGCTCAAGATCACACCCGAGCAATTGGTGATCGCGCCCGATGTCGCCGTCTGCCGCAACCTGGCGGTTTCGGCGCCGATCTCGCGCAAGGTCAGCGACAAGCTCACCATCAGCTTCGGCGGCAGCCTGTTCGATGTCTCGACCCTGCCCGGCGTGATGGTCGGCGAGACCGTGATGGTGACCCGCAACCCCTGGCATGACGACCGCGCGCAGATCGTCATCGTCGGCGAGGATGGCCGGGAAACCTTCCACCTGGTCCCCCGCCTCGAACGCGACGACTTCGGGTTCGTCTCGAACGCGGCCGAGATCGGCACCGAGTACAAGCGGCACGCCGACACCCCGGCGCAGACGGCCGCCAAGGCAGTCGAGCAGGTTGCCATGGGGGTCGATACCGCGGCGGCGATCGAAGCCGCCCGCAAGGCCGGCGCGCTGCCCTTCGCCGGCCGCATCGACCCCTACAAGCCGATCAGCGACACCGCCTTGCCCCACTATCTGCCGCGTCGCGGCCAGGCGCATGGCCTGGTGCCCCCGGTGGTGGTGCCGGTGAAGCTCGGCCATGTCGAGGCGGCGCGCCGAATCAAGGAGCGGGTCGGCGACGCGTGGACGGCGGACCGGTTCCGCATGCTGACCGACCGCTTTCCGGACGGCGTACCGGAAGACGCGATCGACATGCTCACCGCCGAGGTCACCGGGCCGGAACGGGTCGGCCGGCCGGCGCTGGCCCTGGTCAAGAGCGCGTGAGGGCATCGTGCTGCAGCTCAAAGCCATCCTGCAGGCCCGCGGCATCGAACAGGTAAGGCTGGCGCGCCATCTCGGCCTGTCGAAATCGGCAGTCGCCCAGCTCGTCAACCACGGCCTGTGGCCGCGCCGCATCAACACATGCGGCCTGCGGTCGCGGATCGGGAAGTTCCTCGCCGAAAACGACGTGACGGCGGCGGAAATCGCGGTGGCGTTCGAGGACCAGCCCCAGGTCCAGGAAGCCGCCCCTATCGAGAAGGCGGGGCCGCCGGTCGCAACGGCGACCCCGCCGGAAGTCCCAGGAAAACCTGAAACTCACGAGGACACCATGTTACTGCGCAAACAGACGCTCAATCAATCGGCCCGCAAGCATTTCGGCCTGTTCCGCGATCCGTTCGCCGACGACGTGCAGAGCCGCGACGACATGTTCGTGTCGGCCGATATCCGCTACGTCCGCGAGGCGATGTTCCAGGTGGCCCGGCATGGCGGCTTCCTCGCCGTCGTCGGCGAAAGCGGCGCGGGCAAGACGACGCTGGTCCGCGATCTCGAAGACCGCCTGGTCGCCGAGAACCACCCGGTATCGCTGGTCCGGCCCTATGTGCTGGCCATGGAAGACAACGACGTCCGCGGCAAGACGTTGAAGAGCACCCATATCGCCGAGGCGATCCTGGCCACCGTGGCACCACAGGAAAAGGCCAAGCGCAGCCCGGAGGCGCGGTTCCGCCAGTTGCACCAGGCCCTCAAGGCCAGCCATGAGGCGGGCTATCGCCATTGCCTGCTGATCGACGAGGCGCACTCGCTGCCGATCCCGACGCTCAAGCACCTCAAGCGGTTCCACGAGTTGGAGATCGGCTTTACCAAGCTCTTGTCGATCATCCTGGTCGGCCAGCCCGAGCTGAAGGCGAAGCTGTCCGAGCGCAACCAGGACGTCCGCGAGGTGGTGCAGCGGATCGAGGTGGTCGAACTGGCGCCGCTCGACGGCGGGCGCCTCGACGACTACTTGCGCCATCGCTTCGAGCGGGCCGGCAAGGCGATTTCCGAGGTGGTCGACGCGTCGGCGGTAGACGCCATTCGCGACCGCCTGACTGTCGCGGCGCGCGGCAGGGACCGGGCCGAGGCGATATCGCTGCTGCACCCGCTCGCGGTCGGCAACCTGCTTACCGCCGCCATGAACTTCGCGGCCGGGCTGGGGGTGCCGATGGTCAATGCCGACGTCGTGCGCGGGGTGTGACGATGTTGAGCGCCGATCTTGCTCACCTTGCCAACCAGCTCGATCACTTCCGCCGGCTCGGCGTGCGGCTCGGGCCGGACGCACTCGGCCCTTTCGCGCGGGCGATCGAGAAGGCGGCCGACGAAGCCCGGGCGATGGAAGCCGGCATCGTGCCGGCCGGCGCCCGGCCCGTGTTCGGCGAAAAGGTGGTGCCGCTTCGTCGGCCGGCGGCCGGGGTAAGGCCCTCGGCCCCTGGGGGGGACGCAGCATGAAACCCTGGTCTCCTTTCCCCGACCTGGTCGAGCTGGTTGCCGTCCGTCATCAGGTCTCGGCGGCAAGCCTGCTCGGCCGGCCGCGCGATGCGAAGCTCGTGCGGGCGCGCTGGGAGTTGGTATGGCTCGCCACCAGGTTGACGGGCGAAAGCGTCACCAGCGTGGCGCGGCGCATGGGGCGCGATCACACGACGTTGCTGCATGGTCTCGACCGCTTGCGCCATCGCCTGCGGACCAACCGGGACTATGCGGCGGATCTCGCGCAGTTCGAGGAGGAAGTGGGCGATGCGCTGCTGTTGCCGCCGGTCGATTTCGGCCCGGTAACGAAGGCACGCCGCCGCCTCGCCGCGCAGGCCGCCGCCGCGACAACCGTCATGCTCGACCGGATCATCGCGGCGATGGCCACCGACCCGCTCGACACGATCGCCCGCATCAACCGCGCGCTCGACCCGGAAGGCCGTGCCCATGCGCCTCGACCTGCTCGCCCTGTCCAGCACCATAACGGCGCCGCCGACCCGGCGGCGCCCGTGTCGTCTCGTCACGCTGTTTAGGAGGATACTGAAATGGCTCGCAAACCCAGGCTGAAGGCGGTTGCCCAGGCGGTGCCGCAGACGCGCGAGGAGGCCGACCGCCTGCTTGGCGAGATCGGCGCCCTGACGCGCGAGGTCGAGCGCATTGAAGCCGACTTGACCGACACCATCGCGCTGGCAAAGGAGTCGGCGAAGGAGAAGGCCGCGCCGCTGGCCGACGCGCTCAAGTCGAAGTTCGCGGCCCTGACCGCCTGGGCCGAGTCGAACAAGTCCGAGCTGCTGCAGGGCAAGCGGCGCAGCCTCACCATGACGCAAGGCATGATCGGTTGGCGCTGGGGCAATCCGGCGGTGAAGGTCGGGCGTGGGCAGGACGAGGCCGTCGTATCGACGTTCAGCCGTCTCGGCCTGTCGGACCTGCTCCGTGTCGAAACCTCGCTCGATCGCGAAGCGATCCTCAAGCGGCCCGAGGCGATCGAAGGGATCGCCGGCATCAGCATCGAGCAGGTCGAAAGCTTCTTCGCCAAGCCGCTGGACGTGAAGGTCGAGCAGACCGCGACGGTGGTCAAGCTGACCGGCCGCGAGGCCGCGCGCGGCCAGGCCGACGCCGCTTAAGGGGGGCAACGATGTCTCGCGACCGCCGCCTTCTTCTTCAGTTGGTGTTCGCTGCGCTGCCGTATCTGCGCCGCGGGTTGGTGCCGGTCGGCGAGACCAAGCGGCATGAAACGCTGCGCCTGGCTGTGCGGGCGGCAGTGCTGGCGGTTGACGGCCGCTATAGCGATCCGCTCCTGCCGGCCTCGCCCACCGGCCCCGAGCTGGCGCAAGCATGGCTCGTAAGCGTCCTCGGCGCCTGTGACGCGCTCGGCCTGCCCCGGTCGGAGATCGTCGCCATCGTCAACGATCACGCCCGCCTGCCGGCGCCTCGCGAGAGGGCCGCATCGTGACCGTGGCCCGCGCCGACGCCGAACGCACCCGCCTGATCCGCCTGGTTCATGTCGCCAAGCGCGATCTGGCAATGGACGACGCCGACTATCGCGCCCTGCTGGCGCGCATTGGAAAGGCCGAAAGCTCGGCCGATCTCGGCATTCCAGCCCTGCGCAAGGTTTTGGATCACATGAAGCGGGCCGGGTTCCAAGTCCGGCCGAAGGCGCCCGGCGGGCGCGCCAAGGCCGACGATGGTCAATCGCGGAAGATCCGGGCGCTGTGGCTCGACCTGCATGGCCGGGGTGCCGTCCGCGACCCGTCCGAGGCGGCGCTGGGCGCCTTCGTCAGGCGGATGACCGGCGTCGAGGCGCTGCAGTGGCTTGATTCGGCGAAGAGCAGCAAGGTTATCGAGGAGCTGAAGAAATGGCGCAACCGCCTGTGAAGCGCGGCGAGTTCCGGTCGAAGGGACCGGAGCTGCTGATCGACCTGGCCGAGCACATCGCGGACGCGCTGGCGGAAATGGCGCCCGTCGACCAGCCGCGCGCGGCGCAGATCGGCCGCGAGATCGCCGAGCGGATGGCCGGCGTCTGGGGCGGGCAGAACATCTATTTCCCGATGGGGATGTCGATGCGCCTGTCGCAGCGCGACCGCCAGATTTATGATAAGTTCACCGGCGCCAATCATTCCGAGCTGGCGCGCGAGTACGGCGTGTCGATCCAATGGATCTACAAGATCGTCAAGGCCGTCCACCGGGAGGAGATCGCGATGCGCCAGCACGATCTTTTTCCCGGGCAGGAATGCTGA